CATATGACACGTAAAAGTAAATTGAATATAGTACCAAGAACTCAATAACATGGATTACGATAAAGTAAATAATCCTTTTATTACACTTAGGAATCATAAAACCGATAAAGAATTTACGGTTGATTTGAGTAAAGATGTGCCTAATGTTTCAAATGATCCAAATATGTCTAATCTTAAAAAATCAAATCATGCGTTGTATTCTGATAATCGTGCCGAGAAATTAAGATGGGGTGATGATGTAAAAACATTTGGTAACTATTCAATTACTTTGGTTGATATAGATAATATAATTTATGAATATTTTACTAATGTTATTAATCCAACTGTTATTGATACAAACGATTCAAAAATAAGTGTACCTGTTAGACACGCATCACCTGAGAGGTGGAGTGCAATTCAAAATGACGGTAGATACAGAGATGACAAAGGTCAGTTACAAAGACCTATTATAGTTTTCACTAGAACTGGTGTAGCAAAAGATGATTCATTTGTTACATTTAATAAATATTTGTCTGTTCCTGTAGTCAAAAAATTTAGTAGTAAAAATTCATACGATAAAATAAGTTTATTAAATAACGCAGAACCTTTGCATGAAATACACAACATAACTTTTCCTGATCATGTAGTTTTGACATACGACTTTACAATAAATACAGAGTATGTTGAACAAATGAATCAGTTAATTGAAACTATAAATTTTGCTGATAATGATTACTGGGGTGATCCTGCTAGATTCAAGTTCAGAGCAAATATAGATTCTTTTTCAAATTCAGTTGAAGTACCATCTGATGATGACAGATCGGTTAGTTCAACTTTCACATTAACTATAAATGCGTATTTACTTCCATTGGTTTTCAATAATCAAACAAATATAAAAAGAGGACTGAGTACACGAAAAGTGATGTGGGGAACAGAAGCACAGAATGTATCCGTTGACGAGTTGGGAAAACCAATTAAACATAGTCAGTCTGAGTTATCGCTTGATTTTAAGAAAAAAGAAAACACAACAGAAAAGAGTTTTATATTGAACAGAAAATCACCAAAAGTTTATTTAACAAAAGAACAGAGTGATACTTTTATTGTGAGAATTTGGAAAGATGTTGTTGATTATACTATCAATATAGAAGGCAGAAACTTTAGATTTAATATAGATGAATCTAACCATAGAATAATATGGGATGTTGGTTCGTCTGAAATAGAAATTACTACCAACAATCAATATACCATTGAAATTGATACCGATTGTGTAGTGCAGATAATTACTAAAAATGCTTTGGAACTTTTGTTAATAAAATTTATTTAATATTATCATTGAATAATTGGAATTTATTTGTTACCATAAGTTTATGGAAAATAATCAATGTAAAATTACCGAAGATGAAAAAAATGAATTGGTGGAGTTAAATGCAGAATATCAAAATCTTCTTTTGTCAATGGGTGAACTGTCAGTAAATGAAATTACTTTAAAGGCAGAACTTAAATCAGTAAGACAGACCAAGAAAAAATATAAAGAGTCACTTATCCAATTTAAAAACAAAGAAACTATATTTTCAGATAGACTAACAAAAAAGTATGGTGCAGGAGATTTAGATATTTCTTCTGGAATATATGTTAAAAGTTAGTATTTTAGATAAATATTAAATTTTGGAATTTTTTAACTATATTTATTTTAAAAGTTTCATTTTTTAACCATTAACAACTCAATATAGGAGAAACCCAAAGATGGCAGAACGTATAGTAAGTCCGGCAGTATTCACCAATGAAATAGATTCAACTTTCTTGGTTGAAGGAATTTCGGCAATAGGTGGTGCGATTGTAGGTCCTTTCACAAAAGGTCCAGCATACTCACCAACCATTGTAACAAGTATTAACGAATTAGAAGCACTGTTTGGTGTTCCACAAGGTATCTATTACCAACCATTCACCGCACGTGAATATCTTCTACAACAGGGAGTTGTCACAATCGTGAGAACTGGTGCTCTTGAAGGGTGGTATAATTTACAAGCACTTGCGATTAAAGCAGAGTTTGTTACCGCAAGTCTCGATCAATCAGATATTGCAGAAGGTGACATTCCAAAAGAAGCAGTAATTGGTGTATTGGCAAATACTTTAAAAGAAAAAAATAACGATGGTTCGTTAATTCTAAAACCAAACTTGGCATCTCCAAGACAAACAAGTATCGGATTCTACGGATCATACCTAGCAGATAATGATGACAATCAAGTTACTGAACTAGTAATGAGCAGTGAGAACACAACAGGTAAGTTAGTGTTGCGACAAGTTTTCAATGAACAAGATAGTGCTACATCTAACAATGTACTTGAACCAACTGAACTTGGTTCATTTACATTTAGTATCGATCCATCATCTCCTAACAGTTTACAAAATATTTTTGGTAGAGCACCACAACGAAATGTTAAACCTGCGTACTTTGATTCATATTTTGAAAGTACACAAGCAGAACTTTTCAATCTTATGAAACCTGTTGCTGACGGTGGTGTGGCTGCAGAATACAAATTCACAATTGAAATGAGTGATGATTTCTTAAACTTTTCTGCTCAGTTAGAAGATGCGGATGGTGACGGATATCTTAATTACGAAGACACAGATTATCAGTATCCTGCATACGATGGTGCTGGAAAAGGTGAACACGCTTGTCGTCCTGCTTCCACTCCATATGTAATGTCACAAGAAATCAGTGGTTCAAGATACGAACTGTTTAGATTTCATACTCGTAGTTTCGGTCAATCTGCTAATCGTGAAATAAAAGTTGGTATTTACAATGTTAAAACTCCCGGAACTCTTGATGGAACTGAATATGGTTCATTTAGTGTTATTGTTCGTGGTTTTAATGATAACGATAAAACTCAAGATGTTATAGAAGATTTCCGAGATGTAACTCTTGATCCATTGAGTGCTAGATATCTTCCACGTGTTATTGGTGATCGTTATACATACATCAATGAAATGGGAAAAATTATTGAACGTGGTGATTATGTAAATGGAAGTGATTGGATTCGTGTTGAAATGCCAAAGCAAAGTATTGCTCCTACACAGTGTATGCCATACGGGCACGCTGCATATCAATGTCCAATTGGAGTTTTAGATTTACCAGAACCAAAATATTCATATGCATCTCAATACTCACGTGTACCAAAAAGATACTTCTGTGGTGCAGTATTCAATGAAGATTCACCCGATGGAGTTCTTGTAATTCCTGCGTGGAGTAAAGATACAATTGAATTATTTTCTCCAATTCCTGAAAATTCTGGATTCGCTGGTGTTGGATTTTACATGGATCAATCTGGAAAAATTGAAAAAGATATTGACGGACAGATTGAAACTGAAACATTTGTTTCTATTCCAACTGTACCATCAAGTGCAAGTGAAGAAGCAGATGCACGTGGTCATCGCAGATTCTTAATGGGATTTCAAGGTGGTGAAGACGGAGATTCTCCTGTTTTACCAGTTCTTCTTGGTGATGATATTCGTGCCGATAATGTACAAGGAATGGATTGTAGTAAACGATTCAGTGCTGGTACACAAGGTTACGAACGAGCATTCAAAGCACTTAGCAACCAAGACGAGTTTGATATTAACTTGCTAGTGACACCTGGACTTACATTGGATTTACATAGAAGTGTTATCAACATGGGTGTTGATTTGTGCGAAACACGTGAAGATTGTTTTTACATTCTTGATTGCGTTCAAGCAAACGGACAACCTGGGTTGGTAGATGAAGCAGTATTACAAGCATCAACTATTGATAGTAATTACGCTGCGACATATTATCCTTGGGTTAAGATTATTGATCCTGCGACTAACGCACTTCAACCCTTTCCACCGAGTGCTATTATGCCAGCAGTATATGCGGCCAATGATAAAACCGCTGCTGAGTGGTTCGCACCTGCCGGTTTAAACCGAGGTGGTTTAGAAGGAGCAGTTAGTGTTCTTGATCGTCTTACATTTGCAGAAAGAGATACTCTTTACGAAGGTAAGGTTAACCCAATTGCTCAGTTTCCTGGACAAGGCATTGTTGCTTTCGGTCAAAAGACTCTTCAGAGAAGAGCATCTGCACTTGACAGAATCAATGTTAGACGTCTATTGATTACTCTCAAGAAGTTTATTGCAAGTACATCACGTTATTTGTTATTTGAACAAAATACCGCTGCTACTCGTAACAAGTTCTTGGCAATCGTCAATCCTTACTTAGAAGCAGTTCAACAACGTCAAGGTTTGTATGCGTTCAATGTTATCATGGACGAATCAAACAACACACCTGACTTGATTGACAGAAACATCCTTTATGGACAAATCTTCTTGCAACCAGCACGTGCAGTTGAGTTTATCATACTTGATTTTAACTTACAAGCAACCGGTGCCGCTTTTGGGTAAGAATTAAATAATAACTTAAAATAAAAAAACCCTTCTACGGAAGGGTTTTTTTGTGGATATATATTTATAGTAGAATGAATAAAAGTTTAACAGATATAGTAATTGAAATTCAGTACGATGAATTTGTGTCGTTTGTAAACGAACATAAACTAACGGAAACTACTCAACTAATAAACGAAATAATAATACCAGGTAAGTTAAAGAAAGCATGGGGATTCATAAAAGATTTAAAAGAAAAACTTTCCGTAAAATTAAAAGACTTGGTTAAGTTGTTTATGGATAAAGTTGTTTTTAAGTTCTTTGCAAAGATTAAGTTCAGTATGGATTATTTGTTTAAACTTGTTAAAAAAGGATTTAAGGCATACAAGGAAGTGATAAAGGCAATAGGTGAGTATGTGGCAAGCACTAAGGTTGGAAAGTGGACAGAAGAGAAACTAAAGCAATTAGATGATTTTCTAGCAAAGCACCCACGAACCAAGAAAATAGCAGGATTAGCAGTTGCGGGTATACTCGTTTATATTTGGTTAAATATGACATTCACAGGAAATGCAGATTATGATTTTGATATGGGTGACATGATTATGGCACTTGGTGGAGGATTCACATTATCAAAGTTATTTGCGGGACCAGAAGGAATGGCACTTTTAACATTGTTTGCAACAGGAATGATAGGTTTATCATTTCCATGGCCAGGACCTCAACATATGCAGTTTATAGGAGCTGTATTATATGGTTCAGCAAAAATAGTTGGAAAAAAACTAACCAAGGATAAAAATAAATAAATATATTTTTTATTTAAATGGATATTTATTAATGTGTTTTACAAAAAAACAACTTTTCAATAATCAAACCGATATTTATTAAAATAAGTTACAACCTAAAAATTTGGAGAAATAAACAATGGCAGAAGTAATAGATGTAAACGAAATGTTCTTTACGGCATTCGAACCAAAAACAGCAAACAGATTCATTATGTATATGGACGGATTACCCGCATATTTAATTAAGTCTGTAACACGTCCTAATCTTAATATAGATCCAGTAACAATCGATCATATTAATATTAAAAGAAAACTACGTGGTGGTAAAGCAGAATGGCAAGATATCACGATGACACTTTATGATCCAGTTGTTCCAAGTGCCGCTCAAGGTGCAATGGAATGGATTCGTCTCTCTCACGAATCAGTAACTGGTAGAAATGGTTATGCCGACTTCTACAAGAAAGACATGACAATTAATCTGCTTGGTCCTGTCGGTGATAAGGTTGAAGAATGGACAATCAAGGGTGCTTTTTGTACCGCAGTTGACTTCGGTACATTAGACTGGTCAACGGGCGATCCTTTGAATGTTAATTTAACTGTTGCGTATGACTACGCAATTCTTCAATACTAAGAAGAACTTAATAACTTGGTTGTATTTAAAAAAACTCCCTTCGGGGAGTTTTTTTGTTTTTGTATATATTTATTAATACAATGAAATCTGACAAACTTAAAAATCAAATACTTGATATCTTTGAAGAGATAAAACTCAAAGTGAACTGCAATTAGAAGGTCTAAGTGGTGCGTATGCAAAACTTGCAAAATTCTTACTTCAACAAGTAAAAGGAGGAAAATTTCTGCGAAATTATGATATTGATGATAATGTAGGTAGAATGGTATTTCAAACTGGTAGTGGCAAAAAGATAGTTTTTAATGATATGAAACTTGGTGTAACTGCAAACAAGACGTGGAAGGGTAGAAAGGATAGTGAGTTTTTCAGTTATAAAGATCACAAGAAAATACTAAGTTTTGCTCTTGCAGATATTTAATAAAAAAACTCAGTTTCCCTTTAAATATTTTTTTCTTGTATATGTATATATATTGGTGTATATTATACCAATATTTTAAAAAGGTTATAATTTTATGGAAAACGAAGATAGTATTAAAATCCCAGACGAAGTTCGTCAGGCAATGAAAAGTGATGGACCAACCGCATCTGAAACACAAAACGTCAGAACCACTGATGCAAATGTACTTAAACAACAAACTGACACTGTTCAAAAAACAGAATATCCAAGTGAAGTTGTAGATTTACCAAGTAAAGGGTGGTTTTATGATCAATCTTCACCACTTGCAAGTGGTCGAGTAGACATCAAGTACATGACTGCAAAAGAAGAAGACATTTTAACAAGTCAAAATCTTATTAAAAAAGGAATCGTTTTAGATAAATTGCTTGAACAACTTATTATTTCTCCTGGTGTTAAATTAGATGATATTTTAGTTGGTGATAAAAATGCAATTTTTATCGCTGCACGTGTTCTTGCGTATGGTAAAGACTATAAAATTAAGTTTAAAGACCCATCAACTGGTGACGATGTAGAAGATACAATTGATCTTACTAAATTAGACCCACGAGAATTAAATTTTGAAAGTTATACACGTGGTGATAATATTTTTGAATATACACTTCCCCATAGTGAACGAGTAGTTCATTGGAAGTTACTTACTCATTCAGATGAACAAGCAATTGATGCAGAACTCAAGGGAATGAAAAAGTTTACAAAGAACAAGAACCAAACATCAGAAGTTACAACTCGTTTAAAGTATGTAATTAAAGCATTA